AATTATTACTCTGTATCCTGCTATTGCTGCTCCAGATCCAGCAGAAAATTTAGATGAAACATCTATTGTTGCTGTGCCTGTTATTTTAGTTAAAGTTTGATTTGCAATCGTTGAGTTTGTGGAAGGGCAGTAGTTACTTGCATCTGCTGCTGCTGGTTGTTGTGAGTATGTAACATCACAATTTATAGTTCCTGATTCTGTGTTTGTGTATCCTGTTGGGATTTGAATTGTCAGAGTTAATGTTCTTGTAGCTTGTGTTCCATCACTTGCTATTGAAGCAAAACTATCATCGCTGATTCCTATAATTGTCCCATAGCTTAATGTCGGTAGTGTTATCGTTCCATTGCTGTCAACTACAAATCCTTGTGCATTTGCAACAGAACAAGTAAATTCTACTGTTGATTGAGTTGGCTCTGTTAAACTCAAATAATAAGGCGATCTTGCGTTTATCTTTGTACTCATTTTAAAGTGAATTGTTTAAATTTTTCTTTGACATCTAAGGCAAAAGCTTCAATGATTTTATCTGGAAGGTTTTTGTATCCTTCATCAAAAGACCTGGTAAAAAACTTTTTTGCTGGGATTCCTTTATTATAGATTTTTCTGCTGATTAAAAAAGTCATGTTTTCATAGCTCATAAATCTTTTTGTTTCTTTGTCTTGAAATTGAAATCGTTTAGCTTTAACCCATTTATTTATTCCTTTTCTAAGTCCTCCTTTTTTTCCTGTTCCTGTTCCAAACTTAAAAGGAGAATTTCTTGATACACCATAACTTGATTTTTTTCCTCTTACACCTTGATCCACATATTTTGCATAATCAACATCTTTCATAAAAGGGAATCTAACAAGTAGAGAGTTTGCACCGACTTCTAAATCATAACCGATTTTTTTATATAGTTTTCCTTTGTCTGATGCTTTTTTTTGGTTTTTATATTTTCTACTATATCTCTTTTTAGAGTTTTCAGAAACATATTCTCCAAAGTCTTCTAATGCTTCTTTTGTAAACTTCATGAAATCGTTTAAAGTTGCCATTAACACTTAGTCATATCGTTAGCCATATTGATTGTAAAGTCAACACTTATTCCAGCTAGGTTATTTTCAAATCTTTCTTTAAACGGACTACAAACAAATGATCCCTCTAGTTCATAATCTTCATTATAAGTGTCTAATCTTGCTAATAGAGATTGGAGTCTTGCTGCGACATTTAGCATATTGTTAATTACATCTAATTCGTTGTTATTTTTTCTGATTAAATCCGTTGTTGATTCTTTTGATATATCGACAATATCCATTAACAACAAACTTAGTCTAAGAGACATTCTGTTGGTTTGTATGTCAATACCTTCGATAAGAATGTGAGCCAGAGGGAATATTGTTTTTTTGTTTAAATCTATTTCGTAGATGTCCCCCTGACTTACTTTGTTTATGAAAGGCTCTGATGATAATGCAGTCTTTATGTCATCTATGACTTTAAAATATGTGTTCATATTGTTTTAAGAAATATTGGAGTTAAATCTTCATTGCCCTCTATTTTTAATTGACTGAAATCTTCAAGCCATTCTAAAGCATCGTTAAATTCCATTTCTGGATGTTCTTTTAAAATGCAATCCAATCCTTTCCAAAAGTCATATACAGCAACTTTTGGATCTGATGTGCTTACGCCAATTAAGGCTTCTTCAAAACCATCCGACAAAACTATTTCTTCATCATCTGTTAATAGGTTTCTATCATAGAGAGAATCAACTAATTTGTTTTTGTCTTGCATTTTTAATTTGTCGTTGTTCGAGTTCATTTTTTTCTTTTACAAATGTTAACCAGGTTAGACAAGTATTTAAATTTAATTTTTCAACTTGTTCAAATCTCGTGATGTCCTCTCTAGCGAGGCTATACATTGAGCTATACCATCCCCACTTTGCTCCAAAACTTGCCGCTGATGTGGCGTGATCTTCTTGATCTCTTTGGCTGAATAATTGAGGATAAGTTTCATGAGTTCGTTTCTTAAATTCGACAAAAAAAAAATTGCTCCAAATGCTACATCTAAGGGCATTTGTTTCATGAACTCTTTTGTTTCTCCATCGTAATCTTCAATCAGATAGCTTTCGTTAAACTTGTCTTTAATTGGTCTATATAAAACACTCATTGCCTTGTCCATTGTTTCCCAATTTCCAGAGAAAGTATCTGCATCTACAAATTCTCCAAAAGTCATTTCTGATAATTGAGGATGAAAGCCAAATTCTACACCTCCGAGATTAAAGGTCTTTTTTAGATTTGGTCTTTCATTAAACATTTTTTTTATTACTTCAATCACTTTTTTTATTGATCCATATTTAATTTTATCTACTTCTGCAATAGGGATACCACAAAATATTTCTATCATTTTCTTTTGTAAGAAATCTTGGTCAATATCTTCTGTGTAGATTTTACTAAACTTTTGATACTGACCTAGTGTTATCTCTGCGAGTTTGTTTGGGACATTAATTTTTTGCCTTATCATTGATGTGTTTATATTATATATACAATTGAATTTATTTTTTCGGTCTAGTTTTTTTAATTTTTTTTTCTATTATTGAAATAGTGCAATGTTGTGATCCACTATGTCCAAAAACACAAATTTCCTCTAAATCGAATCCTCTTTTTAATCCTAAAAATGTAGAATGATAACCGAAACTTATAACCCTATCTGATATTCTTGCACATTCATCAGCTATTAATTTAAATTTTGATGAATAATTTCCTTTATAGTATTCCATTGATTTTCTTATTGAATAAGGCGGATCTAAGATTATTGTGTTGTATTTTGTATTACAATTTTTTAGATACTCTAATACATCCATATAAACATCTGCTTTTGCTTCTTTATCAATATCTACTCTAAACTCGTTAATATTCAATTTAGTTTTGCCAGAAAACAAATTCAATACTTTTTTTTCGTTTTTTGTTCTGTTTTCAATCCAGGTTTTAATTTTTTTGACCTCAAAGGTGTATGCTCTTAAATTAGTTTTAATAAATGTTTGTTTCATATTTGTATTTATATATTTAAATTATGTGATATTGCCCTGCGTAGGGATTTGCTAATTGGTAAGCTATTGCATATCTAAGGGCATCAATGCAATGATTAAAGGCATCGATAGGTGTTTGACTTTTTTTCTCTAACCAAACGTAATTTTTTAACTCATTAATTAAATTTGGACTATCTGAATCAATTATAATTTGATAGTCTTGCATCATGCTAATTCCAAAGTTTACTGATCCCTGTCCTTTTATTGATGGTTTTATATTTGATGTTTTAGAAAGCTCAAGAATTAATCTTGGCTCTGATGAATCTCCGATAATTAAATCATCCTTTGCAAACCTTTGATTTAATTTTGCTATCTCTGAGGTTACTAAATTAGATTTGTAAAAACATTCCTTTGCATATATTATTTTTCTATCCTTGTCGATTGATGTTTGAATTAAAGTTGTTGGATCGTTCATTCCATAATCTTGACCAAATATTGATTTTGATACTTCTTGAAATTCTCCGATCTCCCAATTCTGAAAAACTGCTCCAGATAATTTCCCAAGTTTTCCTAATCCGTAAACATCAAACCAATTAGCCCAAAACTCATTTCCCTTATCTGCTTTTTGTTTTGCCTTTAATATTTCTTTTACAGCCGCTTTTGGAGCTGCCTGGTTGTCTTTATAGGTTAAAACCAGCCAATCACTATCAGGATCATTTTGAAGCTCTGTATTTGCCCAAAATTCATGTGTTGGATTAAAGTCTATAAATATGAAATCAGAAGTACGTACAGCAAGTTGCAGAAACGCATCGTATGAGATTGTGTTTGCCTCGTTTAAAAAAAGAATGTTTCTCCTTGCTCCTCGAAGTTTGGATTCCTGGTCAGCAGAGAAAAACTCTATTGTTGATCCATTTAGGAATTGATATGTTGAAGATGATTTGTTGAAACGATCTGGAAACCATCTTCCTGTCATTTCCATTATCTTTTTAAAATCACGCAAAGCTCCTCTTTTTAAATGTGGGT